TCTAAGATCTTTTTAGCTAAAGATATGTGCATTCCACTGGTAAGAGAATTTAGTCTGTATCACTATAAGGTGGATGCTGCAGGCCTCATCACAGATGAGCCAGCTGGAGAGCATGACCACTGGCTAGACGCTCTTAGGTATCCAATGACGCTGCTATTTGGCAAATCTACGATCGTGTTGGGTAGTGGGTTAATAGATCAGGGCACTGGACTTACGGATGGGCATGGAAACTTTCACAGGATGCCTACTCCGACAGAGTATGCCCTTACGCAGGGCATCAGAATGAACGATCAAGAGCCCGACAAATCAAAGTTGGGAAAGATAGGTAAGGCATCTGAGTTAGACGACCCAGGTGATGATGATGACTCTACAGGCGGAGCCGGTGGTTTTCTTTGGTCTGTGTAACATGGTATGATGATTGAATGGTTAAGCATTGTAACGGCCCATGTGGTTTAGATAAAGCATTTGCTGATTTTCACAAAGGTAATGGTAAGTTTGGATTAAGTTCACGCTGTATTTCTTGTAAGAAATTGTATGCACCTAGATCAAAAGAATACAAACGTAAATATTACAAAAACAATCTTGATAAGGCTCGAGATGCAAGGCGTCGACATCAACAGGCTCATAGAGAAGAATATAGACGTAGAAATAGTGCCTACGACAAACTTCACAAACCTGAAAGAGCAGCTAGAGAAAACTTTCGAAGAGCGCAGAAGCTCTTAGCTACTCCTAAGTGGCTCACTCAAGCTCAAAAAGACGAAATGATTCAGCTATATAAACTTAGAGAACAGTTGAGCTTAGAAAAAGGTATAATCTACCATGTGGACCATATTTATCCTTTGATCAGCAAAGATGTGTGTGGACTACATGTGCCTTGGAATCTTCAAGTGATTCCTGCAACAGATAACTTGAAGAAGAGTAATAGGGTGTAATCTTGGCGTTCTGGGATCAGTGGCTTAAAGATAGAGTTCAAGGTCAGATTAATGATCTGCTTAAGGCGGATGGCATCACTACGCCCAATGCTCCTGCTGTAGATGCAGGTACTGAGCACGTTGCCAACGGAGATCGCCTTCCTGACGTTCCTGAGGAAGACCATGATGCTGGAAAGCAAATTGGTCGTAAGGCGTTTGTCGATGACCCTTACTTTGACCTCATCGGCTCTCAAGTTAACTATAAATTCAAGCTCACTCGCATATCTAACAAGACCCTTAAGGAAGTATCGGTACGCGACTGGCTCATCTCTGCGATCATCCAGTGCCGCGTAGACACGCTTCTTAGGTTTTCCAGGCCAGAACACCGTCGTTTTGAGATGGGTTTCAGAATCATCAAGAAGGATGGCGAGTCGCACTATACTTCTCAGGAGAAGGATGAGATAGCTGCTATAGAGGATTTCCTGTATCACTGTGGTCGTAAGGAAGGTACACCAGCAGACGACAAGAGACTGTTCGGTGAGTTTCTTAAGGTTGTCGGCCGTGATGCTCTGACGTTCGGTCATGTGGCCATTGAAAAGGTGAAGACTAGAGCCGGCGGCTTGCATAGATTTCGTCCTCTGCCAGCCGAGTCAATGTATCTAGTCAACAAGGCTCTTTCTAAAGAGCAAGTAAACTCTAACGCTATGAAGAGTTATCAACTCGCTAAGCCAAAGAGCGACAACGATCCTAAGGCAGATCAAGTAGTTAATGAAGTTGACAACGACTACATCAAGTACGTCCAGGTCTCCTATGACAATAGGCCTCTAGCTACGTTTGGCGATGAGGACTGCATCTTCAGGCTGTTTAATCCTCAGAACTTTGCTGACTCCATGGGATATTGCTATTCCCCTCTAGAGCTTGCTATCATTAACATTACGAATCATTTAAACGTTGAGAACTACAACGCGAACTTCTTTACGCATGGTTATGCGGCCCGTGGCGTTTTGCATCTTAAGGGCACTGTAACACAGGCTCAACTAGCTAACTTCCGCAGGACTTTCTACAACAGCATCACTGGTCACCAGAATGCCTGGAGAACTCCAATCGTTGCCGGTCTTGACGAAGTTCAATGGGTACCAATGTCTGCTAACGCGAAGGAGATGGAGTACCTTAACTATAATAATCACTTGATGCGCATCCTTTGCGCTCAGTTCCAGATAGACCCTGTTGAATTGGGGTTGGATTACTTGATCTCATCCAACGGTCGTGCTCCTATGCAGCAGGCTAGTAATGAATACAAGATCACCTATTCTCGTGAGCGCGGTTTGGTTCCGCTCTTGATGTTCATCGAAGATGTCATGAACAACGACGTTCTTCCAGCTCTTGATCCCGCTATTTCTGCCAAGTACAAGTTCACCTTCACTGGTATGACTGAGGAGACACCTCAGACTGAAGTTGCTCAGATGCAGGCGGAGATGACTGTCTGGAAGACTATGAACGACCTCCTCAAGCAGGCACAAAAAGATAAGCTTGATGAGGAAGCAGCTGATCTGCCTTTAAACCAGGCGTTTTGGGCACTTGTAGAGAAGAACTACACTCGCGGCGAGATTAGAGAGAAGTTCTTTGGCGACAAGGGCGCGGCTGAGAGACGCGAGCTACAGTATATTCCTGGCGATCCAATGTTTATCAATTGGAATCAGTTCCTGGCCACAATTGATGCCCAGAAGAAGCAAGAAGCTCAGATGGCTCAGCAGCAAGATGCTGCAACTCAGGAAGCCCAGATGAAGATGGCTCAGGAGCAGCAGAAGCATGAGCACGCCGAGGCAGCACATGGCCGCGACAAAGAGAAGCACAACCTTGAGATGGAGCAAATCAAGGCTAAGGCTGCTAGCGATGCGGTTCAGCATGGACTTAAGGATACAGCAAAGCAGTTTGGTGCTTCTAAGGCAACTCATGCTGACGGGGTTACACTTGCTAATCCTATGAACAAGTCCAATGACTCAGAATGAGCTGTATGTGGTTCCTAGTGGATCTATTGTAACTAAAGAGTATCGTCACTCTGTCATGATGCTTACTAAGATACTATTCAGACTTGATATAATCAACGAAGAGCAAGCTCTAAATATAGCTACCAAGTTCCAGATTCTGTTTGTATAATCAAACTGATTATGGCATTAATAATTCTCGAAGGCCTTGATAGAACTGGGAAGAGCTCTGTCGCTCAGATGTTTGAGGCGCAGGGTTTTGAACTAATTCATATGTCGGCCCCACCTAAAGGCTGTACTCCCGACCAGTATGTCGGTGAGATGGTAGATCTTTTATCAACATACGCAGGTAAAGATGTAGTCATGGACCGCTCTCACTACGGAGAGACGGTCTGGCCGCAGATTTATGGCAGGAAATCTCTCATCAGTGATGAAGATATGGAGATGCTTCGTGAGATTGAAGCTACTATGGACGTCACTCGCATCCTGATGCACGACCCTGATAGCAAGACTCACTGGCAGAGATGTGTAGACAATAAAGAGCCACTTACTCAAGCACAGTTTGTTAAAGCTAGGGCTCTATACTCTACTATGGCTGAAAAATATGGCTTTGAGCGTAAAACCTTAAAGGACTTCCCGGATGCAGTTCAGCCACTCCCCACGAACAATAAGGCTAAAAGTAGCAAGTCCGCTGATGGTGCCGATTCCGATATGGAAACTACTGGCGCTCCTCAAGAAACTGGAAGTGATAAGGGGAATAACAACGGTCTAAGTAAGACCAAGGAGCAGCTCAAACTTGAGCGCGCCAACATCATTAATGAAGTTCTAGAGAAGCGCATCATCAAGGGCAAAGGCCCAATGTACGACGACGTAGAGAGAAGTGTGCGCCACTTCTTGAACACGGAACTTGGTAAAATTCTTGGGACATCTACCAATACTCCTGGGTTATCAAACGAGGAGATTGACTTGCTGAAGTTTTTCTGCAAGAGATTAAAGGATAAGGAGACAGAGTAATGAAGGGTTTTAGAACGGCACCGCAGGCTAACCGCAAAGAGAAGCTTCGTGAACTAGAGACTAGGCTCACTAATCTTGAGATGGCATCTCGCATCAGCCAGATGATGACGCAGCAGATTATGCAGAATTTGAAGCCTATGCATGAGGATATTGGCCGTGCTTTAGGCATTATCAGTGAGCTTCAATACAAGATTCTTGCTTATCAGAAGGTCTCTGGCCTGGACGTTACAAAGTTGAACGAGGTCGCTAATGGGCTGCGACTCACAGATTTCTGTGAAGCTTCTGATAAGGAAGATGCAGAGAGAGGTTTCACTAACGGTACGATCGTTGATGAATCCAGCACCATCATCTTGACCTCTATCACCGAGGAGAAGGATCGCGGCATATTTCGCTCAAGGATCAAGCTCTCTGAGTGCGGCGTTCCGGACCTCATCAAGGCTTTCATGGGTCGTGAAGTTGGCGCCAAGGCGCTTGTTCAGTTGAATGGAGTACAGCATGAAGTCGAACTACTTGCCATTAGGCAACCAGCTCCTGAACCCGTGTCTGGAGATTCAACTGAACAGGATGCAGATGTGTCGGCTGATGGGGCTGGCGCAGCAGATGAGTCTTTGGCAGCTTCAAACACTGCTGCTCAAGCTACAAATACGGCAAGCATATCATCTGGGGTAGCTGCAACTGCTACAGCATAATGAGCGATGACAATGAAATGGATCCTAGGTGCCCTCGCAACCTAGAGAATCTACCAGACTCATATTGTCCTCTCGCTGTCATGCGTCTTAGAGCCATAAGAACTGCAGGACGCGAACTGACAGAGGAAGAGGAGGCTAAGCTTCCTGGGTGTCCTTGGGCTGTCTCACACCAGCTATCGAACTACTGCTTTTTCAAGTACATTAAGGAGTTCACTGGCGATAAGCCACCCTCCGACGTCGAAGTTGCATCCTTAAACTGCATCTCTGTTGAGGCTGTCAAGAAGACCGAGAAAATAGCTTTAAACAAGATCAGAGACACGGATGAGTTCAAAGATCTAAAAGAGTCTATGGAAGGTGAATCTGTGGTTGGTGAGCATCCCTCAGACGACGATTATCGTATCTATCGCTAATTATTGTGCTTGATAAGGTTAAGCTTCTTAGGTAAGATCTGTAAATTCCAAGGAACATGAAGTCCGCTGACATTCTCACCTTGTAATGGGACTATGTGATCAACTTCTAATGGTTCTTCTGAAAGCCATTGAAGTTCTTTAGCTAAAGAATAATAGCTCCGAATTTCTTCTAATTGTTCTTTAGTAAGCCAGGGTGGAGTTGCGTGTAATTTTTTAGCTCTACGTTTTGCTTGATAAGCGTTTACTTTATCTCTGTTATTTTCTTTCCATTTATGTTTATTGTTTTTAACTCTTTCTTCATTGGCCGCCTTCCAAGTATTGGCTTTAGCTTTGTTATCTTCAGGATTTGCTTTGTGCCAAGCATTGTTAATGGTTTTCCACTTATCTGGGTTAGCTTTTCTCCAGGCTGTCATAGTCGCATTGCAACAGACTTTGCATTTATTATAACGAGGGTAGTAACCACTGACTGCGTTTCTAGGCTGTCCACATTTGGAGCATTCTTTTTCCATAATTTTATTATACCTACTAGATTATAAAATCTACACTAATAGTTAGTCCCCTGGTATAATCTTAAGTGGTATGGCTAAGAAACCACTTGAAATTGACATGTGCGCCGGGTCCCAGCTTAGGGACACCCAGGGAGAGATGCTCTCCGTCGAGGGCGCCGAGATATCTGAC